GCTACTGTTAGCAATAGGATTAGCAGTTGCAGAAACACCACCGACAGTATTGCTGTAAGCCGGAGAAGAAAATAAGGCGGCACAACCTATTGCGTAAAAATAGACGTGGTTTCTGTGACGCTTTGAACCTCGGTAGTTCTTTCGATCACCGTATGGTTCGAAAGCCCTGCTCCTTGGTAGGTCTCCGTAAATGTAAACGCGCCGCCAGGTGTTTGCAACGACCAGTTGGGCTTGTTTTTTAAATCCAAACCAGTCCATGTGCTAGTGACTCCGTTCACCGTATTGCTGTTTCCGGTAACAGCCCTTGGTGAAATACTAGCTCCTGAATGTTTGATATTGGTACCGGTCACGGAATACTGAAAACCCGTGTTGTAGTCCATTGAGTTAATAACTTCAGAAACTTTTGTCGTTGTTTCTGTTCTTGACGTCATCGACCCCTGCTGGAAGTTGGGCACCACCGGAACGCTATACGCTGACTGGAATAATCCATGAAGAATCCCCAGGATTAAACCTAGTCCGATACCTTCTTGTAAGCGTGTCATCTATCGCACAGTCACTTCGGTCACAAATTGTCCGATCGCAGTTGTACCTGCACCACCAGGGGTAATCGTAGTAATACCAGCCGAATTAATGACGCCGCTTAAAGTACCAGCCACGCCTCCCGCAGTAGTAGTCACTGTTCCGTAAGCAGGTAAATTAGACACAGTGCCAGTGGAAACAGAGACACCTGTAGGAATAGCATCGCCGTAGGTAAACGACTCAGACAGGCTGAAAGCAGATCCTGAGGTAGAAATTCCATAGCTACCGGCTCTTAAAGTTGCGGCGGCAGTAACGCTTGCTGGTGCAGTCAAGCCACCCATGGTCGATACACTTGCGTTATTTCCTGCAACAGAATAAGTACTGCCAATGCGCGTTGCTTGTGTGGCAGCAGCGTCAACAGTGAG